TATACTCTGCTATAATAACTAAAATGTATTTTTCAAGTGAAGAAGAAAGAATTATATCTGATAATAAAGTTTGTGAATTAACAAATAAATTAAATTCAGCTTCTTCTAAAGAAATAAAATATAAAAATAATAAAGTTAAATTTGACAAGGAGCACGGTAAAGATGAAGATGTTAAGAATTATTTTTCTATTTCTATTCCTTCTTCTATTCGAATGTGGTTGTGTACAGACTCAAAAGGATGTTTATAATTGTCCATTAACTTGTCAAAATTATTTACCAACTAATAAAGAAGTTGTAGAATGTCTTAAAGAATATATAGACAGGTGTAATGATTTGAAAGATATATAACAACTATATCACCCCTGCGGCACCTGAGGTGCATTATAACAATGTTTTATAAAGTTGTCAAGAGTTTTTTATTGATTTATATTTAATAGTATGATATACTCTTTATAAATAAAAAGGTAAGGAAAATGAAAAAACAAACATTATTGGAAATGGTTCAAAGAATTGCTGAGTATATTGATGCAGGAACTGTAACTAGCATTTCAGATACAAGAGAATCTATGCAAATAGCGAGGATTGTTAAAGAAACTTACGAAGATCTTTTAATAAGGAATGAGATAAGAGTAGAAAAAAATTTCTATACATTAGATTCTATTATAGATCCTGATTTGCATCCGACATATCTTAAATTTAAAGAACCTGTTATAAATATAAATTCAATAGAATACTTCAATGAGGCTACGGATAATTGGACATCTTTATCGTATATTGAACCGGAAGATTTTATAAGAATTCAAAGCAATATGAATAAAACTTTTGATAATACTACAGGCGACCCTTTGTTCATGGATATTGTAGATTATAGCGGGGCGAAATTCAGGGTCAGAACAAATAAGCACCCATCTACTTTTACAATACTTAATGATGAATATGCGGTATTTGATAGCTTCGATAAAAGATTTGATGATACAATACAAGAATCTAAAGTAAGAGTATATGGGACGTTTATGCCGGAGTTTATATTAGAAGATGATTTTATTCCTAATATGAACACAATTCATTTTCCTCTTTTGCTTTCTTTGTCTAAGGTTAATGCTTTGATGGAATTGAAAACTGAGAGCAATCCTCAAGAAGTTAACAGAGCAAGAAAGCAGACAATAATAACATCTAGGATAGACAGAAGGATAGAGGGGCAAGATGGGACTACTTGGAAAAACCGTAAGTTCTACGGCAGAAGATTTGGACGTTTATACTTATAAAGGACTATCTACAAAAATAGTTTTTATTAATGGATTTTATTATATAAAAGGTTTTTCAGATAAGTACATTAGTAGAAAATCAGCAGAACTTAAATGGAATGCGATGAAAGAAAGAGAAGCTTTTGAAAAATTAATGAAAAGCATTATGCTAAAGAGGGGGACCAAAAGCATCTCTGAAAGAAAAAAACTTTATGATAAAGCTAAGAAAGAGTACGAAGAATGGCTAGCTATGAAATGAGAATTGTTCCTCCTTTTTCTGGAGGCATCAATACAGAAATAAATGATCTTTTAGATTTGCCAACATATACTTCTGATGAATTAAATTGCAGAATGTTTAGTGATGGTATAAGAGCTAGAAGACTCGGAATAGATTTTGAAAAAGATTATAAGTATAGCGATTTTGTTATTACTACAGGATTTGACGACACTGCTTTCAGTTCTTTCTGTTGGTCTAATCCGGGGAAAGTTAATCCGCCTGTGTACCTTTTGCAATGTGGAAGATATATATATTTGTATTCATCAGAAGGCAAACCTATATCTGATAAATTAATAGATTCCATTATAGATCTGAATGATTATAAAATCGACAATGAGTATTATAAGTATCCTGTAACTTTTACAGAAGCTTACGGTTATTTGTACATAACAGGAGAACACATCGATTGTATTAAATATTCATATGAACCGACCACTGTTGGTGAAGATTTACCTGCAAAAAAAGCTACTGCATCAATACCTTTTCAAGTTCCATGGTTAAAAGCTAATTATAGATTTTATGTTGATACTGTTGTAATTTCTGTTAAACCGTTAGGAGCTGCTATATCTTATGTTGTTGATGAAACAAATTTTTCTGGAAGATTTTGGGATTCTGGAACAGATGTAGTTAATCAAGTAGTAAGTGTATTCAATTCTGTAGCATCTTCAAAAAGATTCGGGTTCACTGCAAAAAAGACAACTGTGTCTGGAAAGGATCAGTGGCATAATTCTTTTATAAAATTTACTGCTCCAGATTCTAAGGATAATACTAAATACAATGGTTACGAATTTGCGTATACTTATTTGTTCAAAGATGGTTCTTATTATAAAGTTGTTCAAAGCGCTTCGACTTCATCCGGAGGAAGAAATGCGCAAAGCTCTTCGAGCTATCAGGAAAAAAAGTATTCTTTAAGAATACGAGATATCGAAGGAGTATACGAAGAAGCTGTTGAAGTTGATACAACTCCTACAACTTTAACGCCAGAACATCAGTACAATCTTCAGAATCAAGGTTGGTATATAAATAATATCAATGCGTATCATTCTAAAAATAACAGGTATCCCTCACATGCTATGCAATGGTTTGCAGCCAAAACAAATTTAACAGATTCTTTTGTTCCAGAGAATTTATTAAAAATAGGTTTCGGAACAACGCAAGCTCCTAGAGGAAAGTACATATTGGATTTTTTTAATCCTGATAGAAAAACTGTTTCAGGTGTTTCTAAATTGCCGGCTGATAAAAAGCTAAATTATAGAGTTACAGATTGTGTATTTTGGTCTGGGCGCTTATTCTATTTAGTAGGAAGCACTCTCTTATACACTCAAATACTTTTGGAGGATAGCCGCAATTCTGAAAAATGTTACCAAGATGCTGATCCTTCTTCTGAAACTTTATCAGATTTAGTTGCTTCAGATGGTGGACATATCTTTATGCCGCAAATAGGAAGAGGAATAAGGCTAGCTGTAATTGGGCAATTCTTGGTTGTGTTTGGAGACGATGCTATTTGGGCGATAGCAGGTACACAGAACGGATTCTTTTCTGCTACAGGTTTTACACAATACCAGCTTGCTTCTTTCGGTACTTCTTCTAAATATTCAATTGTAAATACAGAAAATGGTTTATACTATTGGTCTGATACAGGTATATACAACATATCTCCAACAGAAGATACGGGGTATTTGAATATCACTAATATTACTTATAGTACAATACAAACATATTATGATGGTATAGAAGATTTTTCTAAGCAGAGAGTGAAAAGTGTATATGATTCATTGAATAAAATAGTTATGTGGTATTATCCATCTAACAAAGATGATCTTCATAATTATGATTGCGCTCTTGTTTTAGATATGCGAAGAAAATCTTTTATGCCTTGGAAGATAGGAAATGGATCAAATATTTTTGAAGCTCCTGCTGTTGTAGATTTTTTTGTAACAAAGAAACCTTTCTCGATAACTCCTTCAATAATTGTTTGTGCTGGTGGAGAAACTGTTAAAGCAGACAATCAAGATGTTGTTATAGATTCTATTAAAGATAAAGACTTTTATCAGAATATAATTTATATTGCTTTTGATAAAACACAGAATAAAATAACTTTTGCAGATTATTGGAGCAAAGGGTATAAGGATTGGGATTTAGCTCTTAACAGTGATGGAAGTACTTTCAAGAGCTTCTTACTATCAAGACCCTATAATTTTGCAGGAGAAGGAGAGACACCACAATATTATCAAAATAAACAGACCCCGTATGTTTTGACAACATTTAGCAGAACTGAAGAACAAAAGTTAGCTAACGGAGAATACTTATTTCCTTCGGGGTGTTTCTTTTCAAATAGATGGGATTTCTCAATTTCTCCCAAAAGTTTCAAATGGGATAGCAAACAACAACTGTATAGAACTGAGCCTGATTTTATGGAGTTTGAATATGTGCAAACAAAAACCAGATCAAGAGGAACTGGCAAAGCTGTTCAAATTTATTTAGAAAGCGATGGAACAAAAGATTTCAGATTACAAAATTTAACTTTTTATACAAGGAGAATACAAAAATGGTAAGTTATGCAGCTATAGCAGGCGGTGTCGCTTCTCTTGTAGGAGGTGTAGGCAGTCTTGTAAGTAGCAATAAAGCTAAAAAAGCAAGAAGAAAAGCTGCTAAATTACAAAACCAAAGACAATTTAATAGAGAGCAAGAGAACATTCTGCAAAGTATTAGGGAAACTCGTATACAAAGAGCAGCTTCTTTAGCAGCATCTGTTGCATCTGGCGCAGAATATACTTCAGCTGCTGCCGGTGCTTATGGATCTCTTGGTAGTCAGTTTACGCATAATTTAAGCACATATTTAACAGATGCCAGATTATCTAGAGAAATAGGAAAGCTATCAGGTCAAGCTGAAAGATATGATTATCAAGGATCGTTGTATAATTCTTTAGGCTCTTTGGGAGTGTCTATGATGAAATCATTTTCAAATCAAAAAGAGCCTGCTGAAATTGAAAGCACTGCTGTGAATAGAACAGGATATTATAATATAACTCCTTATCCTCAGGGACAAAGTGTTGTTTTCAATACAAATTATAAAGGAATAGTATAAAATGGAAATGTATAATCCTAATCCTATATCGGAATTTTATCCTTTGGATATAAACACTGAGCAAGATCAGACGATTTCAAAAGAATACTCTAAAGAGTTGACAGCTGTTGCTGCTTCTGCGGGATACCCTGATATGCCGATGACAACTAAAGAAGATTTCGACAATGTTTCTTCGGCTGCTTTTAGAGATTCATATCAAGAATTCTCAGAAGATTCTGCAAGATTGATAGATTCTTTGAATAAAGCTGGTGTTTCTGATCCTGTAGTAGCTGCTGCTGCTTATAAAACGTGGAAAGACAATTATCAACCTGAAGAAAAGTCAGCCATTTATAATAGAATGGGCTATAATGAACTTATTAAAGCTATTCAAAACAATGAAGATGTAACAGATTTATTTGATTCCGAAAGTATTATAGCAGAAATAAATGCTAATTATCTTTCTAAAGAAGCGATATTATCTTCAAAAGTAAAAGAAGTTAATAATGAATATGGCAATCAATCTTTTGCTAAAAAATTATACGATGGCAAAGGACATTTATTAACGTTTTGGGACAATGCCCGTTTAGCACAAATGTACGAAGGAGGCAATAGCTGGGCTTCTTATCCTAAATTGTTTTATCGTGCTGTAAAAGCGATAGCAGATCCTGATACTACTCTTCAAGAAGAATTGGAACTTTCTTCTATACAAAGAAGAGGAAGAGAATTTTATGATGCTTTAATGCAGGATCCTTCTATATCTGTAGAACAATTTTATAGAATGGTAGAAGATAAAGATAATGAATTGAAAGAAGATGGGTGGTCTGCTGGAGCTAGAGAAGAATTTTGGAGAACTATAGAAAGCCCTGATTATGTCACTAATAGGTACACACAAGGTTTAGAAGTAGGCTTAGTTGGTGCGAGTGCTTTTACAGGAGCCATTAAAGGAGCATCCGGAGGAATAAAAGGTGCTATTAAAGGAGCTTATAGCGGCGCTGAAGCTGCTTTTCCTTTTGTGCCTGCTGGCATCAAGACTGCTAATTTTATAGCTTCCAGCCCTATTAAAATGGCAAAGCACATAGGCGATAAAGTGTCAGCTTCAAGAGCTGTAAAAGCTAATAGAGAACTCTTGAATAACACCAATATCTCTATGGAAGCTCCAGAACTTTCTAAAGAATTTCTTGAGGAAGGCTTTGTATCCGCATTAAGAGCAACTGATTCTGTCGATTCTCTTCAGGTTGCTAATGAGCCATTGTCCAGACAAGCAGCTAAGAGAGCCAGAGATTTCAAAGCAGTTGAAGAATACATAAACACATTAGGCTCTCAATTTGAAGGGCTTGCGGAAGAAGCAAAGCAAAATCTGATAAATAATTACGCAAAAGAAATCTCTTCGACAAATAAATTACCAGAATATGCTTTTCAAGATTTAGTGAGATTAACTACAAAACCTAATAGAGCAGATTGGTCTGAGCTTACTGTAAAAATGGGCAGAGGTGAAAACTGGACTCAATCTTTTAGAACTTTCAAAGAAGCCGATGCCTATAGAAAAACTTTGAAATTTCCTTCAGGAACAAGAAGCATGATTAAAAGAGATCAATCAGGCTATTATATATACGCCAATACGGAAATTAAAAAGGGAATTGGGCAGATTGTGTATGACTATACCAAAGCTCAAAATGGCTCAATTAAAACAACTTATGGAACAGATCTTCCGTTTTTGTTTGATAAATTATGGAAACAAATTTCTACAAAAGGTACAGTGCCAACAACTATAAACGAACTTAACGCTTTATTTGTTCAGTCCTTAGGATCTTCTAGAGAGATTCTTAGACAGTTTGTTGATTCTGTTAGAAAATTGCAATCTTCAGAAAAGGATTTGTTAGATTCTCTTATTAATTTATCAAGACATAAGCAAAGATTTATAAATACAGACGAGTTAATAAATCGGGGTTTCTCACAAAAAATTGCAGATGCTTATGATAAAATAAGAACACTTGAAGATATCTCATGGACTCATCTGAATAAAGCGAGAAGAACTGAATTAGATCAGTTAGGATACAACAGTATTTCTTCTGAGGATATATCTTTTTTTGGTCGTGAAATAGATTTATCTACAACATGGCTTGATAATAAATACGTTGTAGATATAAAAGGAAATGTTGTCAATCTTACTAAAGATGTAGCTAAAGCATATAAGAATAAGGGGTACTCTTTATATCATACTATGCAGCCTATTAACAGATCTGAGTATGTTCTTATAAAGAATGAGACTAAACGTGTAAATAAATTACCACAAATTGTAATAGGTTACAAACCAGGCTTCAGACATTTATATGCAGACGGTACTAATTTTCTAAAACAATCAAACACTATAAATGGCAAGCTTGCTTTTACACAAACTTTCTTAGCTGATACAGATGTGAGAGCGTTAAAGTCTGTGGCTGATAAACTTAATAGTGTTATGGAGATTGTTAGAAAGTATCTGTCTGGTAAAGTGTCTTATGAAGAAGCAAATGATGCAGTTGTTAAAGGAACTCAAGATTCTTTGAAAGTGCGATCTCTTAAAGAATTTCTTAAAGAGATAAGAACATCTGATAATCCGGAAGGTATTATAGATCTTGTTAATCCTTTTGAAGTTGTTGCCGATGGCGAGATAACAAATGTTGCCAAGGAATATAGTTCTTCTTTTTGGGATGAAACTGCTGAAGGTGTAATGGCTATCAAAACACTTAATGGAATAGTGGACGATAACATTCAATCTAATTTAAAAAGACTTAGAAGAAGCTGTGACGGGCTCTTAAACACAAGAGGTGTCTTTGCGGCGATGGTTGATGTTGATGATGAAATAGACAATGCTATAAATGAAATAAGCAGAAATATCGCCGGTGCTCGTTATACACAGATTGTTGCTGAGAACATCGTGAATACTTTTGGCGAAATATTGGAAAACGGAGCTGTTAAAAGATATACACCTTCTCAAATATTAACAAGAAACGCCAGAGGAAATAGAACAGTTATTTCAAATACAACACATGATCCTAAGATTGCCAGAATGATTGACGATTTTGATCATGCGGTGGATATTTATAAAATAATGGTGGGATCTCCATCCTCTATAGATTTGAAATTGGATGAAGCATTCAGATCTTTATCATACGCTATAGCAGATAGTTCATTAGCTAATGCACTTCATTTAGGAGAAAGAGGATATAGGCCTGATAAAATATACCAGAGTTTAAGAAAATTAAATCCGATAAAAGCATGGAGAGCTTTAACTTTTAATTATTACTTAGGCTTATTCAATCCTAGACAATTGCATCAACAAGCACTGTCTTCTATTAATGCTATATCTATGAGTCCTATAGCAGGCTCTAAAGCAGCTGTTTTAACACCTATGATCATGTCAAGTATTGGAAAGATGAATAAAGATACTTATGCAGAAGCGGCCAGAATTGCTTCTCATGCTGCTAAAGATCCTTCTATAACTTCTGCATGGTGGGAGAATCTGGTTAACAATGTAAAGCATTTAGATGTTTATGGCTATGGAACTTTATCAGGTGCGTTTGAAAGATTTGGAGAAGACAGTAAAAATTGGGAGCATGCATCGCAATTCTTTTTCAGAACTGGTGAAATGTACAACAGAGTTCATGCTGCAACAACTGCTGCTTTGGAGTATATGTCTAAGAATGGAAATGTAAATTTTTCAAATATTTCTAAAGCTGAGCTGGCTAAAATACTGAATAGGCAGCAGACGTTGTATATGAATATGGGAAGACAAGGTGTATCAAGATTACAATCAACATCCTTAAAAGGATTGGGTGCGGTTCTTTTTCAAATGAAAGGTTTCAATCTGAGAGCTGTTGAAGCCATGGCCGGAAGAGAATTAACATCTGCTGAAAAGTGGCGTCTTGGTATAACTTCTATGGCTTTAACAGGTTCTAAAGGATTCTTAGGAGCAACAACAGGTGCTTGGTTATACGATTTGATAGACAGTCATACTGATTTAGATGATAATGAAGTAAGAGAAATTAATGAAGCTGTGTTTTTAGGAGGTTTAGATTATCTTTCTAAGGAAGCAGGTTTTAATATCAGTCTTATGAATGGACAAAGTCCTGAGTATATAGACAATATCATAGATTTCTTTGGCTTTGCTGATGGAAGTATAACAGATAATATTGCTTTAGCAGGTGTTACTAAAAAAGTATATGGTACCGTTACTGAAGCCTGGAATGCTTTTAATGCTTATAAAAGCGATGGAGGAAATATTAATACCTTTACTGAAGCCGTTAAACAGATGGCAATAAAAAAGAATCTTCCCTCTGTTGCTAACAGAATTATTCTTGCTAAATTAGCAATGGACACTCACAAAACGTATACTTCTAAAGGCCTTGTTAATGAAGAATTGAATAATGATTTTGAAGCTTTCTTATATGCATTCGGCTTTGATAATATCTCTACACAAGAATTGAACAGAGCTTATTATCAATTATCTAGAAAAGATATTGTTGATGGTGTATATGAAAATTTAAGAGTTGCTTGGCTGCAAGCACAAAGAAATGTAAGCGGTGATGAAGAAACCTATGCAGCAGCTTTTAAGTATTTCACTTACTTAAAGGAACTGCAATTTAAGGAATTGACACCAAAAGAAAGAAGAAGTATAATGAATAAGTTATATCAGGACTTAAAACAGTCTAATGTTCCAACTAAATCAAGATTGCTTCACAGTATCCTTAAATATCAAGGCAATGCTGAGCTGGCTGATAGAGTTGTTGTAAAAGGTTTATTTGAAGGATGGGATAAATAATGGCTAATGTTGATTTTACAGGCAATGTTCAGCAAGGTATTTTTGCTGGCAACAGAGCTAACGAAAAAACTTCAGGAGATTTTAGTGGCTTAAACACTTTTGTTAATGCAGCTACATCTGCAATACAAGCTCTTAAACCACAGGAGATTGATAGAGCAGGAGAATATAGAAACGAACTTCTTGATATAGATGAAATGGTTCAAAACGGAAATATTTCTGTTGAGCAGGCCCGAATACAAGTAAAAGATCTTGACAGAAAATATAGGAATGTTGTTAAAGGATCTGAAATAAGAGGCATAAAAGCTGAATACGGCTATGATGTTGTAGCCAGTTATGAACTTGAAGAAAGAGCTAAAATGCAAGCCGATAAAGCAAATAAAGAATATCAATCGTATCTTGATACAGCCTCTTCTATGGGTATGTCTGTAGCAAACGATGGTGTTGATGCAATGGCACAAGCTGGAAAACAAATGCAGGATTCTTGGAAAGCAGCAAACGAACTTCTGTCGCCCATTGATTTTTTACAAGGAGATGACAATGCCCGCCTAGCTTCTATAAGGAATGCCAGTACACAAGCTGCTTTTGGAATGATACAAGAAATAAGAGCACGTTTCAATCAAACAGGGATGTTTACTCCTCAAGATAAGCAAGCTTTATATGAAAATGTATACGAAGTAGCCAGAGCAATTCCTGCTACAAAAGGAATGAGCGCTAAAGAATATCAAATATTTGTTAAAGGTGTTGTAGATAATGCTACAGCTGGCTTATTAGATGAAACAGAGTATCATGAGAAAAGTTCTAAATATCAGCGAAATGTCATCGAAGCCAGCGCAACTCAAAAGTGGTATTCAACAATACAGAATATGCCGGCAGAGCAAAGAAATTTCTTCCTAAATTATGTAGGTGCTGGAGGGGATATGTCTGTTTTATCTGAAATTATGCTGGGAGATACAGAAGGTTCTAACATGATCAATGCAATAACAAGGAGCATTATAAAAGAAGGAACTACAAAACTGCCGGGAGAAGTAGAAGGAAGAAAACCTTTTGGACAATTGAACTACACAGCTTTATCATCGATCATAACCAATCCGGGAAGTGATGAACAATATAGATTAACAGTTGGCAGAGCCATGCTTGAAAATAGTGATGCTGTTGCTGGAGAAGATCCTGATAGTATTTCTAGAACAATTAATAATATGTCTATTGATCAAGCTTCGAAACAAATACACAACGCAGCTTCTCAATTTTCTACTATTATTACAGGTATTAAAAATTCAGGCGATGATCATACAAGAAGGGGATTGAGAGAAATAGCCAAAGCACAGATGAATACAGCAGTAGCTTTTAGAGGATCTTCTTCAGCTCCTGCTAATGCAAGAATAATATCTGCACCAGAAGGCTTCGTATTAGAAAAGCAGCCATCTGTTTTCGACATATCTGTAAGAAGAGTGCCTCAAGCTTCTCCAGATATTTCTGGTGTTTTAGATACATTCTCTGCCACAAATCCTATAGAATCGATAGTAAAAGCAGGAAGAGGTTTGATCAGATCAGTAACAGATAATATATCTGTAAGAAGAGCAGATCAAAGCGGAGCCTTTAATAGAGCTGTACAAGTTTTTGACTACAGCCTTAAAGAAGGCCCCTTTAATGATGTACTCAAAAGATACAACGATAGAATAAAACAAATTAAATATTTAGCACAAGGGGAAATAAGTAGTGAAGACATTAGAAATGCTGCTATTAAAAGTCTTACTGCAAACGGTCTTACTGTTATCGATCCAAGCAGTAAAGTAATAGCGGCACCTTTACCGCAAGAGACTATTCAAGAAAGAAATCTTGAGAATGTACTGGTGTCAAATATAAAAGATTTTGAAAGCAGCAACGATCCTATAGGGTTTGAGAGTGTCACGATAAGTCCTTTAGACAATAAAACTAAACTTATTGGGCATGGCTCTAAAGTTCAGACAGAAAAACAATTTATAAATAAATTAAAGCCTGTCACAAATCTCACAGATGAAGAACTTAAAGAAGCTTATAAAGATCCTTCTTTCAAGATTACAGAAAAGGAAGCAGATGCTTTATTAAGGAATGAATTAAAAGAACATACCAAAGTTGCTAAGAATTTTGTAGGTTCTTCAAAATGGGATGCTCTTCCTGAATCTATCAAAATGGCTCTGGTGGATACTAGCTATGAAGCAGGATTGAAACCTGAAAACTATCCGAGACTCAAAGAAGCTTTGAAGAGTGAAATACCTAATTATTCGGAGATTCTTTATGAAACAATATTATTAAAAGGAACAAGCAAAAGAAGACAAATGGCCAAGCTTCAAGCAGCTGTTGATGAATGGTTGCCTACTACTGTTCCTGCATATAATTTTATACTTGAAAAAATAAATAAAATTAAAGAATAAAAATTAAAGCCTGTTAAAAATTTTTAACAGGCTCTTTTATTATTCTGATTCAGACCCATAGCCAGCTATCTATATGCTTTATATTGGCTTTAATTCTTGCTATTTTTAGCAATGCCATCATAATAGCCACATCTTCTTTTGAAATATCAGTATCTAAATATGCAGACCAAAAACTCGCAATATTCGCAAAGCTATCTTCAGGTTTTCCGTATTCAGATACTCTAGATTCATTAACTATTTTGGACACTGTATTTATGAATTCGCTTCTAAGCATTTGCATTTATCTTCTAAAAAATATTTTCTAGAATAAAATTCCGACTTTTTGCCTTTGTTGAATTCGGATACCGGACGCAGATAGCCCATAACCCGGGTCCATACTTCGCAGGGCTGTCTTTCGGAATCTTCTAATGAAATTTCTTTTTGCATTTTATAAACAACTCCCTCTCTCTTTTCATAAAAGAATTAACTTCATTAATATCTGTAAAGGATTTTAATCCTGCTTTAGTTGAGAACAATCTTTTATTCTTTTCATAATACTTATGAGCACCTTCCTTTGAAAAGAAAACACCGCAACCTCCTGAATTCATGCAAGGATCTACGATGGCATAAATAACAGAAGGAATATATTCTTTGGCATATTCTTTAGAAGTATTATAAAAATTATTTGGCAATACTCTTTTAAGAATTTTACCATTGATGTTTTTAATATAAAGCATGATTACTCTCCTAATGATTTTATTGGCGGAAGATAAAGGACTCGAACCTTTACGACATTTCTGTCGGCAGTTTTCAAGACTGCTGCAATACCATTATGCGAATCTTCCTAAAGAATGGATCCAGGAGTTGGATTCGAACCAACGTTATCGCAGTCAAAGTGCGATGTCCTGCCACTAGACGACCCTGAAAATATAATAATTGGCGCATTCAACAGGATTCGAACCTGTAATAGAAGTTTAGAAGACTTCGAGTTTATCCTATTAGCTTATGAATGCGGTGGTAGTCACGATGGGATTTGAACCCATACTTAATAGATTTTAAGTCTACTCCCTCTGCCTATTGGGGTACGTGACCATTTTATCTTCAACAATTTTTTTAGATATCTTATCCTCAATGCCTTTATTCATGATGCACCGAAGTCTGAAACCCGGATAATCTTCCATAATGGATTTAATAAAATCAATAAAATTTTTTTGACTTGTATAAGAGATATGGGGACATTTCTTTGAAGGAAGATACATTCCTACATAACCCTGTGTTTTGATTATATATATATCTTTCATGTTAAAACCGATAAATTTTATTTTACAAATGGTACTCCAGCAGGGATTCGAACCCCGATATCAGGTATATAAGACCCGCGTCCTAACCGTTGAACGACCGGAGCAATATGTGGTAGAGAGAGAAGGACTCGAACCTCCATGACTGACGTATCAGATCAGCATACTAACCTATTATATGATCTCTCCGTGGTGCCAAAGCACAGATTCGAACTGCAATTTACTGATTACAAATCAGTTGTATTAACCCTTATACGACTTTGGCGTGGTCTAGATAACAGGATTTGAACCCCAAATCAGGCATGCTACCAAACTGCACCATATCTAGAATAATAATTATTTATATTACATATTTTTATTTTTGTCAATAAGATTTTTATAATTATTTTTAATAAAATTAGCTATCAATAGCGCTTCCGCTTTACCATCTTCTTTATCAGATAAATTTTCTTTCACAGAAGGAAAAAGAGAAATCGCAAGCTCAATAGATTCTGCTTTATTGCTCTTTAATTTATAGTATTTTTTCCAAGTTCTTGGATTTATAAAATAAACTTTTCCGATAGCCTGCGCAAGAACTTCAGCTTTACCTGCTTCTTTCATAAAAGTTGATACAGCTTTAACAGACATCCCCGGATAACCGTGTACTTCTTCTAAAGCTACTATGATAGGTTCAGGAAAAGGTCTATCTGCCCACTCAACTATCGAGTAAACCCATTCATCTTTATTAGGAATAGAAGTTAATAAAAGAACTTCTTCATCATTGATAAGAGCAACTCCTCCTTTTAAACCAGGATCAATGCCACAAAAAAGAACCATTAAAAATCCTCCCTATGCTTCAATAATTCTTTTATTATTTTTTTATAAAGCCATTCATAATCTTTATTAATTATGTTAAGCACACTATCAACATCATATTTATCTTGGATATACTCTATAAACTCTTCAATATTCATAGCATACTAACCCATTCAAATTTATTTGATATAGTATCTAAAATTATAAAGCCTCTATCCCAATTTTGATAAGATCCTTCTGCATACTGAGGAGTCTCATCGCTATACATAGGAGCTTTTATACAGAATATCTTTTTATTATCTGAATATCTAAAACCAGATTCGTATGAAAATCTATGACTATGCCCAACTACAGTTGAAGCGTGTGTTACTGATAAAATATCATTTGGAGTATTGGCAATACATTCCGAATTTATAAATTTTACACAATGTGTGAAAAGAATATTATCGATAATTAAAGGCTTCAAATAATCATTGACAATCCACCCTTGTTTAATAAACAGATTTTTTATTTTATTATTCTTTTTGCGAACATCGTGATTGCCTAAGCATAAATACTTTTTAGGTCTATATAATTTCTTTTTATTCTTTCTCATTCTTAGATTATATAAATCAATAGGGGTATTGAGAGATTCAATACACTCGTTAACAAAGTTAACTTCTTCATCAGTTGTGTACAAACCTCTCTCACAAATAAGATTATTAAGACTATCTAAATTTGCGACATCCCCCAGATGAATTATAGCTTCAGGTTTATATTTGACACAATACTCCCCCAATTTATAAAATTGAATACAATTTGTAGTAGAAGGACTTATATGTGTATCAGCTATAATCAGTACTTTCATAATTATTCCTTGTTTTGTGCAGCTTTAGCTTCTTCAATTTGAGCGATATATTTAAGATGCTCTTGCTTTCTTTCTTCAGCGGCGATCTCTTTATTCTGTTTTTCAATTTCTTCTTGTTCTTTAATTGATTCCTCTACAATCTTAGCAATTTCTTCTGCGGATTCTTTTACAGTGCAAATATAACTATGATCTTTAGTATAAAGAGTTGTCCCGTCTTTTTTGTATTCAAGCATAAAAACTGCTTCCCAAGCAATATCTGCTTTGAATTCCACCTCTTCATATCTTCTGCCATCATCTGATAATTTATCTTCCACAATAGTCAGTGTAATAAAAGATTTGGTAAGAGGCAAGCCCATTTTAGTTTTCTGATAAATCATTTGTAATCTCCTTTACTGTTGGTTCTTTAATAACTTTTGTTAAATATTTAATTCCATTACTATACTTAAAAGCTCTTAGATTATTCCAGCATTTGAATTTGAATTTGCAGTATGTGCAATTACTTGAAAGTCTTCTGTTGCCATTTTCTTCTTCTATATCTGAGTAACATTTATCTTCTGGAGGAGTATCTCTATTAAGCATCTCTTTTCTATCTTTGATAAATTCTTCAACATTAAATGTATTAAATTCATTATCAATAAAATACAAACAGAGATCTCCTGTTACTTTATCCATTGCTAAAAATGCAGGATTATCAGACTTTCTAGCAAAAGCATAACAATTCAACTGTGGTATATAGCCAAAAGGATCGTTATTTATAATAGTGCCTTCTTTGAATTTTAAGTAGCTTCTGGAAGAAGCTGATTTAACATCAACAACTTCTCCGTCTATTTCAGCATCTTGATGACCAATTATTCCATCAATATTAATTTCTCTCTGTCTGTCTTTAACAGAATGTCCTGAAATTTCAGCTAACCATAAAAGAATGGTTTCAATAATATCGCCATATATAAATTTTAATCTATCTTTCCCAGATACTTTTTCATCTATATCTGAATGCACTATAAACCATAGTTGTCTTGCAGGTTTTCCTATGGAAGATATACCGATAACTCGATTACTTCTAGGAGTTTCTGATAATCTCCTTTTAAGTACTTCTGATAGTTGCTTAGATAAAGCATCTACCTGATCATCAGAAACTCCACTACAATTCTCAAGAGTCTTATAAATATCTTCTATAAGATTAGAGAGGTTCGTCATCTTCATCCTCTACAGGAGATGAATTTTCATACTCATAATCTTCATCATCGTCACCAAAATCAAGAGAATTATATTCTTTCAATTCAATAATCTTGATGGCGCTTAAACCTAAGTATAATTCATCTCTAAACCCTTTGTATTGATTGACTTGAACAATGGCTTTTGTTCCATTGCCAATAGTGCTTAAAATATCATCACTTAAAATCTTTTTGGATTTATCGATTACCTTAGGTTTTAAGGTAGATTTTAGAGTTACACTGTATTTGCCTTCTCCAAGATCTTTTATCTTTTGCTTTTTATTCAGCAATGGTTGAATAATTTTTTTAGTGCCCGAATCAAATACAATATCTGCCTGATATTTATTAGATGGATATGCACCTTTATTCATCGGTTGTGCAAGATAGCACCAACGTAATTCTACATTTTTAATATTTGTAATAGACATATATACATTCCTTTTCAAAATTACAAATTGACAGTATCATAATAATTTCATTATGTCAAGATAAAAATAAAGGAATAGCAATCAATGTACAAATAAGAAGCAATCCGATTGCACAGAAAATAAAATCTTTTTTATAAAAAGAAAGGCATAGTTTAAGATACTTCCATTTGTATTCATCAATGCCATTACCAATATCAACGTCAAGCACATACTCAATCTGTTCTACTTGCGTTCTCCATTTTTTACCTGTATAATACGCAGAACCTAAAGCACCTGTTTTAGATATTACAATATACTGTCCTTTATCAAGCTTATTATTTTTATAAGCATCTGTTAAAATTTTCTTAACAGAACTATAAATTCCATCATAAATAAATTTTGCTAAATCTTTATCGTCCATTTATAAATCTCCTTAGTGTGTTTCACCCCAATTATTTCCTATTTTGTATTCCCCATCAAGTTTAAGATTAACTTTATAATGTTCTCCGGCATCTATAATACATTGCCTCATAACTTTTCCAACGTACTCTGCCTGATCTTCAGCTGTATCCCTTTGAAATTCATCATGAACAATCGCTACTTGATAAGAATCAATACCCTTTAATCTTTTATATGATTGAATCATAGCCCATTTCATAATGTCTTGTTCAAAAGATTGTAATAAAACAGACATTCCAAAATGAGCAGATTTAACAGGTATCTTTCTTCCGCCAATAGAAATTAAATATCCTCTATCAGCAGATTTTGCTAGTCTTCTTTTTAATTTATCCCATGTTTTTAATCTCCTTGATAAACTATTAAAAATCTTTTTACCTTTATTAAAATCTCCTCCTGCAATTGATCCTATCTTTGCTGCTCCTCCTCCCATTAAGATAGAATAAGTGATTGTTTTGGCAGTGTCTCTGGCTTTTTTCATAGCCGGATTGTGCTCGTCGTATGCCTCATCAGGTCTGTGCAAGCCATAAACACCGGACAAATACCAGTGAACATCGCCTGATTCAATTTGATGAATCAGTGATTGATCATTCAAGTAATGCGCCAATGCTCTCAATTGAATGCCAGATGCGTCACATCCTACTAATTTTCTACCTTTATCTACTATGAATAGTTCTCTGCAAACAGCTCCATACAATCCTTTTCTAGGAATATTCCCTGTGTTAGGATTATTATGGGCCATTCTATGAGTAACAGTTCCGATGCTCATAACAGAACCGTGAACTCTGCCGTCTTCTCCCATAGCTTTAATAAAAGATTCAATTAGAGTCGCTCTTGATTTAAGAGTTTTGCATTTTTTTATCAATTTCAATTCTTCTGGAGCATTTTCTTTTAATGTGTTCAAATTGTTTTCATTCACTTGAGGCTGCCCGTTCTTTGTGAATTCATAAGGATCCCAATAATCTTTTAATCTTTCTACAATTTCAGAAGGACTGTCGATATTAAAAGGTTTGTACTCGTATATATTATATAAATCTCCTTCAACATGTTCTACATAAGGTCTGCTAATAATTTCTTTACTCTTGAGAGTTAAATCTCCATCAGCTTTTCTTCTCACCTTATATTCTTTAACAAGAATCTTTCTTGGTTTTAGAATGTTCTCTAATGAAGAGAGAATTTCCATATACTCATTTTCTATTTTATTTTTTATAAATAAAGCTCTATCAATATCTAATTTGAAACCTACTCTTCTCTGATTAGCTAAAATATATTGTGACATATGCTCAATATAAATTGATTCAGAAGAAAAATCTTGAAGCTCTTTTACAAGATTATTGTAAACAACTTCAGTTGCTCTTACATCTTGTTTGCAATACTCTTCCATTTCTTCAGACCATTGACTCCAATCTTCATGATGTGTTTTTTCTTCTTCAGTTCCTTGAGATAAAAATTTCAAACTATGACTTTTTCTTGAAGAATCCGCTAATCGGGACATAACCAGAGTATCCTCTATTTTAGAAATAGGAATATTGATATTCCAAAGTTTGTTTAACCAATAGCTGTCAAATTCTATAAAGTTATGTCCAATTATTTTGTCAAAAGATTCTATGTATTCTTTTGCTTTTTCTCTGTCTCCTTCTCTAAAGGCTATCACTTTATCAGTACCATACTCTTTACAAGAACATACCCAAATATGCTTACAGTTCTCTAAAGAATCTGTTTCTATATCACAAATTATCTTCCTGATCTTCATATAATATTCCTCTTTTTAGGAATTCAATTGCTCCCAGTATACTCATTTTTTTGTCACAATCTATCGAACTATAAATATTCTTGTCATCATACAAAACAAAAGCGTAGCCCTTAAATTTATTTATATCTTTAGGCATAGCTTCATTTATACTTTCTAAAATCTCTTCTTTAGAGAGAGTATTCACAGGAAATTCCACTATATTAGTTACCATTCTTTTCATTTTCCTTTATTATTTTATCTATAATATTATTCAATGCAGCATCTGAATTTCTAAAATTCTTGCTATCAATTCTTCTACTCATTCCATAATCTCCTTGTTTTCTTTCAATTCCTAAAAATCTTTCGGACGTTCGTCATGGTAAAAAACTTCAAAAGTTTCGCCTTTCTTAGCGGTTTCGTAGCCGGCTTTGAAATAGATAAGCAGATCTTCGCAATCAATTAAATCACGTCCGATAATAGCGTCTTCAGGACATTCACAAAGTGGGCCTACAAATGTCTCATCTACTTCATCAATATATAAAGCTTGCCTTGTGTATCCCTCGTCATCTTCCCATGTGTAAATATCGATTTTCATATAGCAATCTCCTTCAGTGCCTGTTTAGCTTTCTCGTAGCCGTCATCTTCTAGACAACCTTTCTTATAAATATTATTAAAAGTATCTTGACAATCACACCAATTATCGCTATCTGCATAATATTTTAATGCTTCGACAGCAATTGAAAGCTTTTTACGGAGTCCTTGTAAACATTCGATAAGCACTTCATAATCTCCAAATTCATCAACAAGTGCTTGCCCTCTTGCTATACTCGCTGCACCATCTCTTAGTCGTTTGTTTTCGTTCTCAAGCTCTTTTATTCTTTTCATCATCATTACCCTACCTTTCTCAATGATTGCATCCAGTCTTCGACAGGACTGATATCGAACATATCATTTAAATAGTACGCAGCTCCAAAAGCAGACACCCAAACTGAATCACCCTCGACTGGCTCTTGTGCAAAGAAATACCAGCAACCTTCTTCTTTATCCATAGCAATCCACCCCTTCTGCATTCTAGGAGCTATCTCTTTCATAAAATCATCAATTGTCATTTTTAATTTCCTTTATTCTGTCCGGCATAGACAGCCACTTCTCTAAGCAATTCTTTTTAGATTTTACATTCATATACAATTTATTAAATTTTTCAAGAAACTTGTCTTTTAATTTATATTTATTTTCATTTATATAATTTATATATTCTTTTATACACTCCTTTCTAAATTTCTGTGATTCTTCTATGCCTTTATAATACTGTTGTTGATCTTTCAAATCTTTAGAATTCCACTGCGAGATAATCCACCTCCATTTTAGAGATTGATAATATCCAATACGAGATCTAAGACTATCTATACATTCTTTTTTTGAATCACAACAAATTCCGAAAACCATTTTATGGGATACACCAGATCTTACTCCCAGCTTTCCTATAACAGGTGTAGTATAAACTGCCATTCAAGCCTCCCGATCGTTGACAAATTCGTGGGTGACGCCGAGGCGGACATCTTTAATCTCAACAAGATTCATTATTCCTCATCCTCATAAAAAGTTATTTCCTTTTTTGAAACTGGACAGCAGTGATCCCAAAAACCGCGGTCTATATCTGTAAATCCTTTATTGGGAGCAATTGTTACTGAATGTAAAAAATTTGCAATTCGTTCTTCTCTTCCTTCATCCCAAAACCAGCAAAGACATCTTTTGTCGACGATACGACTCCAATCAATAGACTCTTCGTAGAATTCCCATTCACCATATGAAAGAGCCGAAGATGAAAAAGTATACACTTTACTTCCTGTATAATCATACACGCAACCATTCTTATAATAATAATAAGCGTTTTTATTATTCCATTCCTTTTTTCTAATCCTTGCTCCTTTTCTGAACTCAGGCAACAATTCTTCTAAATATGACATTATTTTAATCCTCCTCTTTACTTGTTGTGTTAATCCATATTTTTACGCATTTCTCAATCTCCTTTAATGCTTGCTGTGCAACATCTCCGTCTACATAAGAGCACTGGTGCATTGCACATAAATCATAGGTTCTTCTGTTTGCATAATATTTCAAAGCCTCAACAGCAATCGAAAGCTTTTTCTCAAGTTCAATCTCTCGGTTGGTCTTATAGCCAGCTTTGCCACAATCGATATTAGTAAATCCACAGGTCGGGCAGATAAAGTTACTCATTGCTACTGTACTCCTTTCTTTCTTGTATTTTATCAATACGTTCTAAGAGATTTGCAGCAGCAGGAGTAAACCCCACATGTTTGTTATTATTAATAAAATAATAAAGATAGGGCTTCAATTTAATAAGCAAATCTTTTAATTCGAGATATTTTTGATGTAACTCCATGTACTCAATAGAATCATTTAAGTGCTGCTTCTCTTTTTGTTCGTAAATCGAAATACATTTTTCAAGATATTTAATATATTTTTGTGTACTTAAATTCATTTCCATATTCAGCCTTTCAAATATCTATCACAACCTTCTAAAAATTCTTTTTTTATTCTTAATATAATTTGTAAATTTTTTTTATTTAATGGAGTAATTTCTAAAATTCTTCCGATAGTTCTCAAAGAGGCATTGCTAATAATATCATAAGCATAAAAAACTTTAGCGGTTGAATCAATATAATCTGTTTCATTCTTAAAATCATCAGTTATCTTAAAGAATAAAAGATCCTTATATTTATTAAGGACATTCATTTATTTTCTTTCAAAGAATACGGTGGAACCTTTTTCAAGACTTCTACGACACCTGAATATAAAAACTCTTTGCCACATTCCTTTAACTCTTTTCCATCAAAAGAATAAATAGTTTGAAGCTCGTCTATGCCTATAACACCGTTACGATATTTAACATAGTAATATCCGTCTTCAAGAGATGCATCAATATAGCATTCTGTTAATGTTTTCTTTTTCATTTTATTAACTCCTCTATTCTTATATTATTTTCACAAGATATTTTTAATAGAATATGCAATGGAATATACTTCCTTTTTTCTTTTTTAATTTCGCAAACACAAACATGCAGAGTATTTGTCCTTTCAATATTAGAATCTCTATCATAATATAGTTGTAATAATTTATTGTATTTGAAAGTATTTATTGCAATATACTTATAGTTTCCTCTAAAGAAGAAAGATTGTAAGGGGTATTTGTATAGATTGCTATACTTTATAAAAGTTCTTAATGTTGGCAATGAAATACCGTCTATCCATTTATAAACAGATTTACCTGCTTTGAGAGCTGAAGAATAAGATCCATAATTTTTACTTACAATATCACTAAGTTTCATAGCTCCATTAAGTATACAATAATAATACTTATCATCCACTATAATGCTCCTTCATCATCAATATCTTGTAGAGATATCTCTGTTAGTTGCGTGGAATCTTTATCATATTCTAAAGCACAAGCTAAACCTGTCTCTCCGAAATCTCTATTTTTAAGAACTCTTACTTTAGTAATATTAGTTTCTCTTTCATCATCCGATTGTTGATTTCTCTCCAATCCTATAATAGTATCTGCCAATTGTTTAATACTTGAGCTATCCTTCAAATCATCCATTGTTACTCTTCCTCCTTCTTCGTGAGGTTTGCCTGTTGTAGACTTTCTTAAGTGACACGCCGCAATAATATCGACAGATAATTCAACCATAAGATTTTTTAATCTTGACATTAATTTATTTAGAGCGGTTCTACTGTCATCAGCATTATCAACAATCATAGTAATGTGATCTAAAAAGATATGCTTACAATCTCTCACTCTCACAAGAAATCTAATACGATCTACTAATTTATCTACATCATCAAAATCAAAACCATCATAGATTTCAACTCTTCTGCCGGCACCGATAGAGTCAAACCACGATTTCAAATCTTCTTGAGATTGATCTTTCCAAATAGAAGGTTTCTTCAAATTCTTTCCAGCTTCAATCCCCATAAGAATTCTTACTGTATCTTCTGTCATTTCTTCAAGAAAGAAAACGCCTACTTTATCTTCCGTAGTTTTTAAGATATGGTGCAACCATGTCTTTATAATTGAAGATTTCCCTACACCTGAACCGGCACCAATAATAACAACTTGAGAAGCTCTTGTACCCACAATTTTATCATTGAGTCCATTCCATGGAGTAGGTGTGTATACATTTCTACTTGAAAATGACAGCACTCTCTCCCACATATCAGAGATATTCACAATATCTGTAGGTCTGTATTCTTCAGCTCTCCACCAAAGATTATTGAATTCTTCGGCTTTGCCTGCTTTAAGATATTCGTTTGCGTCTTTCATAGCAGGGGTTAGCTTAACTATTTTGACCTTGCTTGGAGGCAACAATTCCGCTGCTGATCTTGCAGCTTTTTGTCCAACCTCATCTCCATCAAAACAGAGAATTATATTCTCAAAACTTACAAGATAATCATAGTTATCTTTCAATGCTTTCTTTGCAGATTGTGCTCCTGACGGCAGAGATACAACACAAGCTTGAGGGCCTTGCATCTGATACACAGACATTGCATCTATCTCCCCCTCTGTGATAGTTATATATCTACCGCCTTTTGGAAAAATTTGCTGCCCAAATAACTGACAATCGTTCATAATTCCTTTGCACTTAAATGATTTAGGTAAAGTTCTTATTTTTAATGCTGCTAGTTTACCCATCTGAGAATAATAAGGATAGATGTGTTGGTATACTTTAGAATCAATAAAGATAGATTTTACTCCGAATTTTTCGCATGTCTCTTTAGAGATTTTTCTGTCTAAGAGATCAGCATACCTGCCTTTATACGGCAATTCTTCTTCATCGAGATCTTTGTTATTGTTTCCTTTGTGAAAGGTTGTGCATGAAAAACAGTATGTAGAACCATCAGCATACAGTGTGAGAGCATCAGAACTTCCACAATCTTTACAAGGTAAATGAGCTTTAACTATTTCTGACATATTCACTCCTATAAATATGAGCAACCTTCGATTGTTTTGAAAGGATCTCCTATAACTTTCAATTCATTTGTTATTGATTTGAAATTTTCAATTGCCTTTATGATTTCTTCAAAGGTTTTATTTGAAAAATCTAAAGGAAGTTCTTTTTTGCCTTTAATAAAGGTGCCATCTTTATAAGAGACTCCATTATTTGAGTACATAATAATTGTTTTTTCATTAAAGTCAAGAATAATTTTGTCGAATACTTCTTTTTGAGCAACAGAAATAATCTTAATTAATTTATCACCAATCCTTTTTCTTAATAACCACTCTTGTTTTGTTTTAAGAGGCTGATTAATTATTTTTCCGTCTCTCAATATATAATATTCGTTATTATCTGTAGCTGTCGTAAAACGATTTGGGCGTATAAACCGTTTGATATTCATCAAAATTCCCTCCATAAAAAACAAAATCAGATAAAACCATTTCCATAATATTCAACAATTTTTCCAATTCTTCTATGTTAATTGTTTCAAATTTAGAATGTGCATTATAATATGCTGTTGAAATATTCACAGATTCAACATATCTTCTAATAATATTAGTATCAGAAGAAGAACCACACCCCAATGACCATGTTTCTCCTGTAACAAGTCTTATATAATTTCTAAGACACTTAGCAAGTGTGTCACAATACTTTCCGGAAGCTCCTGAATCGAGGATCTCCTTAAAGCCTCTTCTATCTAAGACAATTGCATAAGGAATATCCAATTCTTCTATTTTTTCTGAAATAATTTTTTCACATTTTTTTATACCAATGAGGCCTGCTTCTTCTCCTTCTGAAATAATAAAGTTAAATTTATATCCCATTTTCAATAAAGACAAGATAATAAAGACTCCACATTTATCATCTCCTCCTAAAGAAGTTCGTTCATAGTTTTCTGTAAAACCATATAAAACATTTTTATAATTTATAATATGCTTTGAAGGACCATTTGTATTAACGATATCTAAATGCGCTGATAAAAGAGGTTTATCTTCATAATTAAAAGACATAATATTATTATCTAAAGTGGTGTAATTTATATTTTCTTCTTTTAAGAAGTTTATAATATAATTGTGTATCTTTTTTTCATCTTCTGTTTTATAAACAGAATAAAATTGAATTAAATCTTTTAATAGTTTAATGTCCATTTAAAAGAACCTCCTATTCTATCAATAAATTTATCATAATCTTCTTCTTTATTTTTAAGAGAAAGAATTCTAACAGCTCTTTGGCATTCTTCTAAGGGAGTTCCAAGATATGCTCCTCCTTTATACCCATCTCCGATAGCAGTATACGCAGCTTCATTAATATTAACTCTTATACGATCCAAGTAAGTTTTTGATCCTAGATTTTTACAAGCGTAATCTATTAGCATTTGTGCACCTTTTAAAGGTGCTTCTTTATAAGGACTTTCAAATAATGCTCTGCAAAAATTATTAAAGACAGAGATATTTTTTAATTCTTCTAAAGAAGTATCATAATACTCTCTTCCGATTTTAATCTTATCATAAGCATCGACATAAAAGAAAGCTCTCCAATACATATGGGGTGCTCTACATTTGTGTTCAGGCAACCAAGATGTTTTTGATACACTTCCTGAAGTAACATAACAAATGCCCCCTGTATTGTTATATATATATGGAAGTTTGCCTCTTATAAACCCATAACTACTTTTCGCCGACATTGAAAAACAAGAAGAGATATTGTGCCCCCATGAACAGAAAAATAAATCATAAGGATTTCTGCTTATTACAAAATAGTATACTTTTTCATTATCGAAATAAAAAGGTATCGCAATTCTTGAATTAAGAACTTTATAAGAAGATAATTCAGGAAGATCTTCAAAAGTTCTTTGATTAAGAAAATCATCATAAATTCCCTTGGTTAATTCCGATGATAAAGAACATGAAGTCAATAAAATTTCAAAATCTTCTTTACAAATGGAATTTCTTGAGTTCAGCAGAGTATTAATTTCACTTTTATAAAAGTCATTTTTAATATTTTCAGAATGCTTTACTAAAGCTTCCATTTGTCTATTGCAAATATCGCCTTTAAAACTTAAGTATACAAGATAATGCTCCAATGTATGTATACCGCTATTTTCTAGATATATATTTGCAACAAGATGTCTATTTTCTTCATAAACGCATCCTTTTCTCCTAGAGAGTGGAGAATTAAAGAGGTATGTTCTCTTCTCTATATTTTTAATAGAACCTCTTTTAAGGAGGTATACATATGAATAAATAACAAAAACAATATCTTTATTAGAAGGTTTATTACTAATATTTTTATTAATATCAATATACAAATCTTCGTTTTTTTCTAAAGCCGAACAGATTCTTTTAATTTTTTCTTTGTCTTTACAATTAAGATAAGTTACTATAATAGCAGCGTCATTAATAACACTAAAATCCATAATTTAACTCCTTCAATTATGTTGAAAAGGGACTCTTTAAGAGTCCCTACACAAAACTACTCTAGAATAGCAGTAGTCCCCTTTCTAACTTCATTTTGCTTCAAAGGAACTCTGTAGTGATTGCCGTTATCTCCTTTAATTCTGCAATACCATCCGTATTCATCTTTATTAGGGCACTCGATCACAGTTCCTTTAACTGCTTTTGGAGTTTTATCTTTAATAGTCACATGAGCTACAAAAACTCTGTCACCAATATCATAATCACAATCCGGAATAATTCTATCCGAAATTTTTTCTACAAATTCAGAAATGATGTATTCTAAACTTTCTTTATGCATATGTATATTCCTTTCTTTATTAAAACAATATTCAATATTTATAAAAATATCTCAATAATTTGTGGATCTTTATATAAAGACTTTGTATAATCTTTTACTTCATTATAAAATTCTTCATCGATGTTTTTTATTTTGAATAATGTAAGCAGATTTCTCCTTTGATTATAATAGTAGGCTACAAATTGATCCTTATAAAAGGCATAACTACAATTATAAAGATCTGAGAATATATCAGATTGATATAAATATAGCTCTACAAGCCTGTATAAAGGCTCTGGAAGCCTGTCTTCTTTTGTGTAGTATCTAATCACATCAACCTCCGAACAATGTTATAAAAAAGATTATAATGAAGCTATCAAATAAAAGCAATTCTACAATGCCTGCTAGAAGATACTCGCCGTTTCTTTCAGAAATTGCTCTGTCTTCATTAATAGCACCAAGTATACTGATTATATTAAACAGATGTATCAGCATTTGTTACAGTTTCTCCTTTTACATATTCTTTATAAAAATTATAAAGTTCTTCTTTAGAGAAAAGATATAAGCTTTTTTTATCTCCCTTAAAAGATAAAATATCTTTGTATGGAATACTTCTTCTTATCCTTTCTATCAATACAGCTTTATATTCTAACATACTTTTTCATCCTTGAAAGTTCTTCGAGTGCGACTTCTTTGGTTTTGTACCCATCATAAAACAATATACCATCTGTAGTATAATATATCGGCGCAAAATAATCTAAATTATTAAATGTTATCAATTTAGAAGAAGTTTCCGATGCCGTTGGAAAAATACGATTACCTACTTTGGTGACAAAGAGATTATCTAAAACTTTAATAATTTTATAACTTCCTTTTAATTTTCTATGTGTATTAGAAGAGTAAAACTCATGATCATAATAAATAGCCTCGATTCTTCTTCTATTTTTTGTATTTTCAATAATACTTTCTTTTGCTAAGTTTTTATGATATTTCCCAGCAGCAAAGTATCTATTAATTTCTGTCATTGTTAATTTTCTCCTTGACAACTTTATAAAACATTGTTATAATGCACCTTGGGTGCGGCAGGGTGATATAGTTGTTATAATACTATAACAGACTGTTAAAGTATCTTTAACAATACTATAACAGACTGTTAAAGTATCTTTAACAATACTATAACAGACTGTTAAAGAGTCTTTAACAATACTATAACAGACTGTTAAAGAGTCTTTAACAATACTATAACAGACTGTTAAAGACTCTTTAACAATACTATAACAGACTGTTAAAGAGTCTTTAACAATACTATAACAGACTGTTAAAGACTCTTTAACAATACTATAACAGACTGTTAAAGAGTCTTTAACAATACTATAACAGACTGTTAAAGACTCTTTAACAATACTATAACAGACTGTTAAAGAGTCTTTAACAATACTATAACAGACTGTTAAAGACTCTTTAACAAT